ATCACAATTTCCGCTTTGTGTTCGATGATTTTACGGCGTAGCCACTGGCAAAACTCGCGTCCAATGCAGCCCACAACGGAAAGCGTGACGATATTTTTATTCAATAGGTCGGCGCAATCAGGATCCGTAAAGACATCCATTCCATTCCCTGATTCGATGCCTTGAACCATCTCCGCTAAATCGCCCTCATCATTTTCCGCCTGGATGACCAGAACTTTTCGCGGCTTGCCGGAATTGATGCCGCAGAACGGACGGCCCGATGCGAAATGTGCTGAGAGCGCGATCAGGAAGGAAGATTTGCCGATGCCGCTTGGGCCTATGAGCCAGCAGAAGTGCGACTTGCACAAATAGCGCGTGGTTTTGTTGTCGTGAAATCCGATGATGCAATTCGCGTCGTTTTCCGTGTCGAATTCAAGAAGCTGTTCCCAGCTTCGCTGAATGTCCATTGATTCGTTTGGTTTGCCAAAAACGACTTCCAAGTCGCGCTGCACTTCATCCTTAAGTTTGTCCAGCGGCCCGCTGTAATCGTAAATCCTTCCGACGACTTCTGTGCAGGTCTGAATAATGCGCCGTGATTCCCACTTCTCCAAAACAATCTCGATGTAATACGATATATTCGCCGCACTGGGAACGGCATCCGGCAAGGTCGTCAAATATGCCAACCCGCCAACCTCATTCAACAGATTCCTTTTCTTCAACCTTTGTTGAAGCGTGATTATATCGATGGCTTCAAGGTCTTCATCCATCTCCAAAAGAGTTTGATAAATCGTTTGATGCCGGAGATCGTAAAACACCTCCGATCGCTTGCGAAGTTTTACGAGACATTCAGCGATGCAGGATTCGGGTGAGAGCAGGATGCAACCCAGGACGCCTTGTTCTGATGGAATGTCGTGCGGCGGAAGTCTGTCCTCCTTGGCTGTGGAAAAACCCGCGCGTTTGCGGCGGTTGCGCTTCAAATCGGAATGTTCCGAAACGCTTTCACTCATTTTGAGTTGCGGGATCGGAAATTATTTCTTCCCCAACACCCGCACAATCGCGGTGAGGGCTTCTTTGTATCCACAATCACAATCTGTTTCCCATCCATTCCTCGTAGAGAAAAAAATACATCGGTCAAAGTGGCCTGCCTTTTTAACAAAGAATTTCGCCCCCTCTAAAGCCTTGTGCGCGGAGGTGAGTTGGGATTCTAATGTGGCAATTTGTTTTATGAGCATTAGATTTTGTTCTTGGGCTTTTATAGTTGCCCGTCCCCATCCAGTAATAATCTGGTCTTTTTCCAGACAAAGATTATTCAATCTCTCCACTTCCGCTCTCGCTGCCTCAAACTGGCAACGCTCTGTTTCGCCAAGGAGTTCTTTGTTAGACCAATCGTTAAGGAGTGCGGTTAGGCGCAGGACTTCCTTTTGAGCCTCGTCACGTTCCTTAGCACAAGCTCCGAGTGTTTCTAACAAGAACTTATACCTTTGTAATTGCTCATCCCTTTCCTGCTGCATGTGCGGTCGATGATTCCACGACGTTAATTGAAAATCGTAAACGATATTCCCTCGAATGATGCACCCAGACTTGTGATTGCAATAGACCCGCTTACCGTGCGGAGCATCTATTACATTTGCTTCAACGCCACAGAACGGACAAGGTAATGCCGCCTTCAACGCAGCAGAGGATGGGGGTTGCTGGGAGTCGAAATTCTTTGCGAACATGATACGACCTGTGATATTGATAACATGCGGCAGCTTACTTGCCCGCTCCACCATACAGTTAGGACATAGAACGCCGCCATCGTCAGGATGAATCATTAGCCATTGTTCTCTCGGCAATATTAAATCAAGTGGGTAATCGGATTCGTGGATACCACAATCCGCGCAACAGATTAGAGCAGCGGATGAGGATTGAGGTGGGGGGTTCATTTTGAAAATAGGAATGACTCGTTAAACTCAGTTATGACAAGATATTTATGCCTATCTTTAATATAGGACTTTTCTTGGAGAAAGTTTATCAGCATGTTCTGCACTTCTTCCCAAGTGCGATTTTCCAACTCGCCTGTTTCAATGCTTCTCGGCCACGGCTCGAACCAATCTACCATTTGAAAGTTCACAGGCCTTCCACCGCCAAAGCAGAATCCTTTTGGATAAGTTTCTGGTAGTTCAAATACTCGGCAAAAGTTGTTATCGTGAGTTGGCTGGTTTGGCGGGGTGTTTGAGTTGGTGTTGGGCATAGGATTATTTATGGATGAAATCGGAAAACATTCTGACTATAATCAATAGTAACCAAAGCATCCCGATGCCTACAGGAATTACCAAAATAATAGCGAACAATTTTTCAATAGGTTTCACACCCCACCACCTTTCACTTTAATCAGATCGGTTGCGCGTTGTTGCCATGTGGCGTGGATTTCAAACCGCTTTTGCTCGAAAGCTGGGCGACGATAGTCCATAAGATTTTTCATATAGGACACCCATTGGTTTTCTGTTAGTGATTCTTCCGCCTCCCAACACACTTGGAGCCATTCGCTGGGGTGGACAGGATATTCTCTGCTGGTTGGTCGTTCTTTTTGAAACCACCAGAAAAAGACGCTTATTAGCCCTCCTTCATTGTTCCTGTTTTCTTGGAATGCTATGCCAATTTGAGGAAACGCCTTGGCAAGTTCCATCTGTAGCTGTTCTTCGTTCATGGTGGTTAGTCTTCTCGCTCTTTTAGTTTTTCATACGCTCGCATCGCATTGGATTGAACCGAACCGTAATCGCATCCGTCATAAGCATCGCGGCGGTTTCTAACAATGTCATGGTCGCTGTAATTTCCTTCATCAAGAGATTTGCGAAGGTCGTCGGCATCGCAATAGTTGCCACGCTTTTCCATTTCGCGGATTATGTCGGAATATCTTATCACATCACACCTAGCCTTTCTTGGGTTTGAATTGTTGACAGAGGCACAACTTGGCATTACCGCCCATCTCATCCGTAATTTTGTTTTGTGGGTTCATATTCTTTCGATCTTCACTGCCGTTCCCCGCTTTCCATGTGTAACTACCTGCGCATATTCCCATTCGATATTGCGCCGCGAATCATCACAACCTATCCACGCGGCGATCACGTCTTGCAATTGTTTGTAGGAGCCGCCGAGGTTTCCGTCATCGAATGGTCTCGCGCAAAATCGGGTGAACGTAATCCGGAGATAAGCGCGGCGTTTGACCACGCGCGTTGCGCTTTTTTCAATTCTTTCTGATGCAGGCTCCAATGGCCGAGCTTTTGGTTGACGGACTTCGGGCTGTATTCCACCCAGACCAGAATTACGGGCGATGGTGGCTGGACTGAGCGGATATTTCTGCTGGAGTTTTCGGAGGTCATCGGGGTTCATGGCAATAAATCTTTTTCGGAAATTGGTCGAAAAGGAATCTCCAAAAGAATGGCTGTTGAGTGAAGCGCTCGCTTCCGTTCTTCTGGCCCAAGTTGCCGCAGTGCAAGAACGCATTTTTCAAACGCTTTAAGTGTCAACGTCATTTTCAATGCCGCCATTTGGGCCGCTCCTTTTGATGATGCGTTTTTAGTATTCATATCATCTCCGGTTGCTCTTTGCGTTTGTTAAGGGACGAAAAAAATTGTTTCGCTTCCGCTTCGGTTGCGTGTTCCCAATTCGGAAATCCCATTCTTTTCATCGTCGCGCGTTGTCCATGCGATGCCAGCTTCAACTTCTTATTTTTCCAATACAAGTTTAAAAGTCGAGTGCCGTGTTCAAAGCCGCGAACAGTCGCCGAATCAATCCCAGCCTTCTCAAGATTTTTGACCATATTCGGAGTTAAATCTTTCCGTTCCCAAGCCATCGTCGGCTCGAATTCAGCGGTTTCCAGCGAATTATATTTCATCGCGAATTCCTCAGCAGAAATTACCTTGGCCTGCTTATTTTTATTGGCTTCGAGTTTCGCCCGCAAAGACATTTCCCGCTGGCTGGATACGTCGGCCATGACCTGCACGAGGTCCAGTTGCGCAATAACGTCGGATGGCAGGGCGGCGCTGGCGTCCTCCATGACTTTCGTGATGGCATCCGCCTCATCATCGGTCTGGGCAATCAAATGCGCTGGACGGCATTTCAGGCGTTTCCCCATCTGGTAAAGGAAATCGAGAAAAAGGCAATCGGGTTTCGGGCCGGAGGCGATATGAGCGATGCGGCTCGCCTGGTCGCGGATGTCAACACCTGGCGCATACATGACGCGGGTGCCGCGTCCGCCAGCCTGCTTGACCAGCGTATCGCTTTTGGTGACCCGGGCGAATATGATGCAATCGACATTCGGCATATCCACGCCGCGCGTCAGGACCATCGCATTACTCATCACGGAAATTTCATCGCGCTCGTAACGCCGCATTTTGTCTGCGCGTTCCGGATCATCGCCGTAAATATATTCACTCGAAAGTCCGATGCTCTTGCAAATCTCATCCATCAATTTCGCCGTCTTAATCAGCGGCAAAAAAACCAGCGTCTTGCGGAAATAAGCATGTTCCTTTATCGCTTCGGCGATGGATTTCAAATGCGGCGTGATAATCTCGTCCGCTTCTTCATCGCTGTAATCACCTTTCACATCCGGCAACTCGATTTTAATGGGCAACATCAAAATCTTTATCGGCGATAGAAAGCCTTTCAGAATAAGCGATTGCAGTGATTCGAGCGCGATTAAATTGTCGTAATAAATGCCGAGATTTTTCTTGTCCGTCCTCTTTGGTGTCGCAGTCTGGCCCAATACTTTCGCTTTTCCGTCGAAATGATTCAGCACTTTTTTCCAACTGGGAGAAATTGATTTGTCCGCCTCGTCCGCGATGATTAAATCGAAAGCATCTTGTGGCCAGGATTCGAGACGTGCGGAGCGCATTAGCGTTTGCACCGATGCGCAGACCACATCCGCGTCATTCGCGCGAAACTCCGCTTTCTCAATATCGCATTTTACGCCGAGCAAATCCTCAATGCGCTTGGCCGGTTGAAATACCAAGTCAGATTGATCGGCGAGAAACAGACAGCGTTCAAATCGTTTCAAAGCCTTTGCGATTTCCCATGCTGCCACGTTGGTTTTGCCGCCTCCGGTGGGCAAGTCGATAAGTTGCCGACGAAAACCATCGGCCCAGCCTTTGGCGATGGCGTCTAAATAATTCTGTTGGTAATCGTGAGGTTGGGTCACAAATTGTCGGAGTCGCAATCTTCGATGGTTAAATCGTCAAGACCGGGCGGTTTCAAATCAATTCCGCCAGCGGGAATTAATTGCTCTTGTTCCACCTTATCGCCGAGCGCGGCTTTGACATTTTTAATGGCTTGACGGAAGTATGATTCTTTCAGTTCAACGCCCAAGCCTCTGCGGCCGAGAATCACGGCACCGTAAACCTCGCTGCCCACGCCCATGAACGGCGTTGCGACAATCTCGCCAGGATTTGACCAGAGCGTTATGCACCGTTCGATAACGTCGAGCTGTAAGGGATGGACGTGCTTTTCATCTTCCTCATCCCTCGCCATCTTAAAAGGCAACACGCGCTCAATGCGGACATCATCCCAAAACGCGGAAGCGTATTGCCTCCAAATCCAATGTGACAATCGGTTCTCGGTTTGCTTCCCGGCCCACCCGCGATATTGCATTAACTCATGCGGGATCTGGCGCTCACCAGCATAAGCGGAAAGGCCGACAGGGTGCTGAATCGGAATTGCGTTCTCGCCTTTGCGTCGAAATACAAGCAGATAATCCGCACTGGCGTTCGCGCACTTCGACGAATCATCGACAATGGTTTTGTGCGCGAGGTTCTTTTGCATCGTGCGGTTGCGGACGCCGAGCGGCTCTTTCCACACGCAATAGCGGGCGATGTAATTCCAGCCGTTGGCTTCGTGCAGGCGGATGATGTCGCCCGGAAAGTCGCGCAAATTATCGCAACCCGAATTACTATTCGGCACGTCCATGCAATGCACCGCTGTGATGCGCCCGGGCAATGTGATTCGGAAAAGCTCCCTCACAACAAAAGTGTATTGTTCGATGAACTGCGCATAATCATCGCAGTTCGACAAATCGCGGGGACTGCTGCTGTAATGATACAATCCGGCGAACGGCGGGGAATACACCGATAGGTGGATTGATTCCTTGGGGAGTTTGGCGAACACCTCGATGCAATCGCCGTTGTAAAGCGCGTATCGGTCTTCGATTATTTGATTTTTAACCATGATGGAATTTGCTCCTTTTTTGTGCCGTCAAACTTCGTTTTGTGAGTGACGGCGTTATTCATTTCCGCAACCAGATTTGAGAACATCTTGTCCGCCTGTGCTGCTTTTCGCTGCATGTTTCTCAAGACATTCAATTCACCCTCACTGGCAACCATATCAACGGTGACGGGATTCTTTTGACCAAAGCGGTAGCAGCGGCGGACGAACTGGTAATATTTTTCGTAAGAGTGAGAAGCGAAAGTGCCGAGCCGCCAGCAATGCTGAAAGTTAAGACCCCACGCAACGATTTTATCTTTGCTCACCAGCCCGCGCGATTGGCCAGAGATAAAAGCCTCAAACTTTTCTTCCTTTGCTTCATCCGAATCCGAACCGCTAACTTGAACGCAATCAGGCAGCATTTCTTCCAGCAAATCCCCTTCGTCATTGAGATGACAGCAAATCAGCACCGGCTCTTTATGGGTGCAAAGTGCGGCGAGTTTTTCGCATCGCTCTTTAATCGATCGCCGCCTCTCATCCCGCTGCTCCTTCAATCCGCAAGCGGGGAGTGCAAGCAAATAACCATCCGCCAGAGATTCCGATTTGACCGTGTGCTGGGTTTTAACTAGCGGGGGAAGGATGAATTTATCATCCTTAAATCCAAGGTCTGACGGCTTGCGGATAGCCCGCGCCCAACTGCAAATCCATTTCCAAAATGCAAGCTCGGCGTGGCCTTTGAACCACCACTTCATTTGCTCGCCCCGATGCCTTCCCAAAGAACAATTGCCGTTGTCGTTCTTAAAAAACTTTCCAAGCATGTCCATGTGCCCCATGCAACCCAGGGCCTCGCTTGAAGTGCCGAGTTCAACGTAATCATTCGGCGCGGCGGTCGCAGTCCACAATGAGCGGTATTGAATCTTCCGCATGAAAAGTGTTATCTCATTCTTGTAAACGCCTTTGAACGATTTAAGGATAGACGATTCATCGCAGGCAACGGAGCCAAAATCTTCGGGATTGAACTTGTGAAGCTGTTCGTAATTGGTGACGGTGATATTGTTGCCCGCTTTGCCATCGTGTGAGCGGTTCACTTCAATGTCGAATTTAGAAGCCTCCTTTACGGTCTGCGATGCCACGGCGCAAGGCGTTAGCAATAGACACGGCTTATTGGTTTTGCGCACCATATTTTCGGCCCACACTAATTGCATTGGTGTTTTTCCAAGCCCGCAATCGGCAAACACGGCGGCGCGGCCTTTTAGTATGCTCCAATCGATCAAGGCCCGTTGAAAATCAAAAAGAAAATCCGGCATCCAAAGCGGTTTAAAACCAGAGTTGCCGCCAATCTGTGATTTGCTTTCGATGAATGCTTCGTAACTATTTCCCACAACGCCTTTCCGCCTTTTCAATGGCCTCGATGATTACAAACAGCGCAACGCAAGTGTGACAAAGGCAACCGTGCTTCGCCAGTTTTG